CGGGGTGCCTTTCGTGAGGAACGCCAACACGGCGTTGAGCGGATACGGGACGAGCGCGGGGCGGTCGGTGGTCATGCGATGCTCCAGTGGGTGTGACGTGACTGCGACGACCGTCACACCCTCCCTTAAGGGAGGGAGGGTGGGTGTGACAGAACGGTTTGGTCACAGTGTGACGGTCACACTGTGACGGGGTCTTACTCGTCATCGTGGCGACCCTCCAGCCGCCCCCAGCGGTGGACCCCGTCCCGGTCGCTGGTGATGAGGGTGAACTTGGTGCCCTTGTAGCGGTGGAGGTTCGCCTTGACGGACGACGCTTTCGCGCCCGTCTGCTCGACCAGTTCGGCCTGCGTCATCTTGCCGGAGGCGAGGGCGGCGTAGATACGGGCCGGGATGGGCAGCGTCGCGGCCAGTTCCGGCTCGTCGGCGAGGTTGGTGCGGCGCACGGTGATGTTGTCGAGGGTGCCGTCGCCCCGTTCGGTCAGGTCGAGCGCGAGGCCGTAGGGCGGCGTGGTGCCCCGGAAGCTGGCCTTCGGGTTGTAGATCCCGTTGTTGATGTGGGCGAGGTCCGTCTCGGCGTTCACGCGTTTGACGAACCATGTGGCGCGGGCGCTGTTGTGCCAGACGACGGAGCCGAAGGGGCGCTGCTGCTGCGGCTCGCGGGCGTTGCCGGGGTCTTCGGCGCGGGTGTGGGCGATCAGTTGGGAGCCGCGCCCGATGCGGCGCAGGGCGGCGTGGAAGTCCTTGGCGACGATGCTGTCCTCGGGCTTGCCGTCGCACGCGAGGATGGCCGAGTCGATGACGAGGAACTGGATGTCGGCCTCGCTGCACCGCTGCTTCACGGCGTCGGCGATGACGGTCAGGGGCGCGGCGCAGCGCATATGGGCGATGGTCGGCGGCAGGCCGAGCGCGTCGAAGCGGTCCTTGTGGACGCCGATCTCCATCTCCCAATCGAGGATGAGGCTCCTGATGCCGAGCCGCCCCAGTTCCCCGAGCATCGCCAGCGCGATCATGCTCTTGCCCGTGGCCGCTTGGCCGAAGAAGACCTGCGGGTGGTCGAGGTAGATCGGCATCCCGTAGACGGTGACGCAGCGGTCAGGCGGCGTGCGGGCGGCGGCGTGGATCCACGCGAGCGGCTCGCCCTCCTTCTCGGTGTCGATGACGCGCTGGACGAAGTCCTCGATGAGGTCTTCCCAGCGCACGTCGCGCGGGTTGGTCGCGGCGCGGATGGCGCAGTTACGGGCGAGGGACTGCTTGTCGCGGGCGAACATCAGGTTGACCCGCTCCGTGAACAGCGTCGTGCCGTCCTTGCCGAACGTGCGTGCGCCGGGCAGGCTGGTGCGGGCGGTGATCTCGCCGATGAGGTGCCCGCGCTCGCGGTGCAGCCCGGTGATCCGCAGTTCCACCGCGCCGTCGAGCGCCGTGTAGCGGTAGGTGTCCTCGACCACCCGGAAGGTGCGCGAGGGGTCGCGGCTGAAGAGGTCGTCGCCGGTCGGCAGCGGCTTGTTCACGCCCGCGACTCGGCCCGCAGGGCGCGGTTCTCGGTCAGGAGGCGCTCGTAGCGCCCCTGCAGCGTGTCGAACGACTGGAGGGTGTCGTGCAGCAGGTCGAGGCTGCGGTAGAGCGCCTCGCGGTAGCGGGCGACCTCCTCGGCCAAGGTGTGCTCAGAGAGCGCGAGGTGTTCCCTCGCAAGCTCGGGCGCGGTCTGATAGGATTGTGCCGTCATCGTGCTCACCTCACGTTGGCAACCGGGAAAGACCCGACGCGCTGACCCCACTCGGCGCGTCGGGCACGATTCTCGGTCCTCGCGCCGGTCAGGCGCAAGCCACAAAATCTAGGAACGCCCCGCGCGCGTGCTACGAACGGTGGGGGTCCGCATCACGCGCGTGACGCCGGGCACATTGAACCCCTCGCCCATCTGATCGACCAGCGCCTGCAGCCCCTTCAGGTTCGCCTGCACCAGCAGCGGACGCATCGCGCTGTCGCTCGCCGCCGCGAACTGCAGCAGCGCGTCGAAGTCCTCGACCACCGGCTCGTAGGTGACCGTCACCGCGACGCCCGAGGTCTTCTTCGTCGGGGGCACGACCACCGGGGCCATGAACTCCTCGACCGGGGCCGAGGCGATGGACGCCGCCAGCGCCGTGTTCCCGCGCAGCCGTGCGGCCTCGGCATCCGACGCCCGTGCGGCCTCCGCGTCGGCCAGTGCCGCCGCCTCCGCGTCGCGCCGGGCCTTCTCCTCGGCCCGCTGCCGCGCCACCTCGTAGCTGCCGATGGCCCGGTTCAGCGCGTCGAGCGCGACCGTGCAGGGCAGCAGGCGCAGGCGCAGTTCCTCGCAGAGCGCCTTGTGCGCGGCGTGGGCGCGGGCGACGTGCGGCTTGTAGCCCGCCTCGATCTCGCGGATGAGCGCCTTGACGCCCTCGCGATACTCGACGGCCAGTTCCGCCGTCTCGGGGCCGTCCACCACCCACGTCGCCACCTCGGCGAGGTCGATGTGCGTGGCGGGTTCAAACACGACGAGCGTCTCAGTCTTCGCCATCAGGGATCTCCAGTGCCAGTTGCAACTGCGCCACGGCGACGCAGGCGTTGAAGTGCCGCAGGTCGCCGCGATGCTCGCGGCAGACCGTCAGCTTCGGCGCTCCCGACGGGAGCAGTTCGATGAACGCCCGGTCGTGCGGCGTCGGCTGCGGGGCAGCATACGCGGCCAACTGGAGCGGCGTCCACGGCGCGGCGCGGCCCGTCTTGAAGTCGATGACCATCGGCAGGTCGCGCCCCCGGAGGCGGCAGCGCAGGTCCAGCCAGCCCGCGTAGCTGCCGCCGTCCACCAGTTCCTCGGCCCCGAGCACCTCGATGCCGAACGTGTCCAGCGCCCGCACGCCCGCCGCGTAGAACGGCAGGTCGCCCGCCAGCAGATGCGCGCGGGCCTCGGCGTCCCCGAGCGTCTGCAGGACGTGCAGCGCCTTGTGGACGCGCGTGCCCCGGTTGCGGGCCTCGACGGTCCAGTAGGGCGAGGTCAGGCGGCACCGCCGCAGGATCTCAGTGACGCCCAGCACCCGCTGGCCCTCGCGCCAGAAGGTGTGGGTTTCGTGGTCGAAGTGCAGCGTCGGCATCACCAGTTTTGAAACAGCAGCACCGGGATGCCGCGCATCTCGTCGGTGCCCTGCCGCAGCAGCGCGTGGTCCTTGCTGCACCAGAGGTAGTCGTCGGTGTCGCGGACCCGCCAGCCTGCGCCCTCGGCCAGCGTGACGAGGTCAGGCCACGCCTGCTGCGCGGCCTCCTCCAGCATCGCCTTGGGCACCTCGATGACCAACTGCTTGGCGTAGACCTTCGGCCCCGCACGGGGCGCGCGTGCCTTCGCCATCACAGTCCCCCGAGGTCAGGGTTGCCCGGCAGCGGGTTGGCGTCCTGCGCACGGTCGTAGGTCAGGTCGCCGTTGCCGATGGTGACGCCGTGGTCCTGCGGGTTCTCCATCGCCGAGAGCAGCTTGCCGAACTGCGCGCCCTGCAGGATGGCCCCGGTCGAGGTGTAGCCCCAGAGCGCGAAGATCAACTGCTTGACCTGCGTCTCGTTCAGCCCCTGCTCCTTCGCCACCTTGAAGAGCAAGCCCCGGTCCTTCGCGCTGATGCGGACCCCGTCCTCGCGCACCGGGTCGGCGATGACGCGCGGCTCGACGCGCTCCTCGGCAGGCGGCGTCGCGGGCACCGGCTTGGGCGCGGCCACCGGCTTGGCGGTCGCGGGCTGCGTCTTCGGCGGCGCAGGCGGGGCCGTGGGCTTCGGCGGCGCGGCCTGCTGGGCCTCCTTGCCGTCATCGTCCTCGGCAGCGACCCCGACCATCGCGAGCAGGGCATACCGACGAAGGTATGAAACCAGCGACCCAACCTTCTGCGGCGCGACCTCGCCGCTCGGGAGCTTCACGGTCGTCGCCAGCCACTCGCCCGACTGGTCGATCAGGCGCGTCTCGACCAGCACGATCAGCCCGCTGCTGCCCTGCGGGCGTTGCATGGCGACGCCCTGCAACAGCGCGATGCCCGCTGCGTTCAGCGCCGGGCGCACCGCCGCGAGCACCGCCGCGAGGTCGGCGTACTTGTAGACGTACTTCTCGGCGTCAGCGACCTGCGACGCCTTCAGGTCGCCGTAGTTGGCCTGCGCCTTCGCGAGCGCGGCGGCGAGCTTGGCAAACGTGGGGGAGTGCGCGAACACCCCGCTCTCGACCGCCGGGGTGGGCGGCTGCTGTTCTTCGGTCATCGGGCTTCTCCAGTGCGGCGTGCGCGAAAGGCACGCATCCGCGCGTTGTAGCAGGTTCGACACTGGCGGTGCTCGCGTCCGTCGCGAGCCGACCAGCGGCTGATGTTGTCGCCGTCGATGGCGTGGCCGTTCTTGCAGACGCTCCGGTGCGTGCGCTTGTGCGTGGAGTAGGTCAGCGCCTCAAGGTGCGCGGGGTTCACGCACGCCTTCACCCCGCAACGGTGATGCACTTCGTGCCCCGCCGGGATCGGCCCGACGTGCTGCTCGTAGACGAGGCGATGCGCGTAGACCTGCGGGCGCTCGCCTGCGAGATACCGGGCAGGGTCATACGCCTGCCCGTAGCCGTTGGGCATCACGTAGCCGGGCCAGAGCACACAGTCGGTCACTTGCCCTCAGCCGCATCGAGCAGCGGTGTCTCGGCAGGCGGCGCGGGTGCCGCCTGCACATCCAAGTCGATCTCGGTCTTCCCGACGTAGCGAATGACGCCCCACACCCGCGACCCCCGGCCCCGGCTGCGCGGGCGCGGCGGGTCGAGGTCGTCGGCCAGCACCCGCAGCGCGCTCGCCACGGCCAGCGCCTTGGCCGTCCGCTCGTAGAGCACGCCCCCGGCTTCCAGTTCGACCACGACCCTGACCCTCACAACGTCCCCGGCCTGACCAGCGTGATCGGGTGCTCGCTCACCGGCAGTGACGGCGGCACCTCCAGCAGCCCCTGACTCACGGCGGCGGTCAGGGCCATCCGCACGTTCTCCTCGGTCACGCCCAGCGCGGCGCTCACGTCGGTGACCAGCGGCCCGACGCGCACGAACTTGTCGTCGCCGACCTCGGCCACCGTCCCGGCCTCGGGCTTCGCCAGCGTCAGCGTCACGTCGCTGACCAGCGCGTTGATCACGCGCGCCTCCTGCAGCGTCCCGGTGTCGTCTACCTTGCTCTTCTTCGTCATTCTGGTTCTCCCGTGATGTGGTGGCGACTGTGTGCCGACGCGGTCAGCGCCCGAAGGTGCGACCGCTCGCAGCACCGCCCGTCGCGGCAGCGGTGATGCACGACGTGGCCGTCAGGGATCGGCCCCACCGTCAGCGCGTAGACCCGTCGATGCACCGCGAGGAACCGCCCCCGGTGCATCACCCGCCGATACTTCCCCACCAGCATCGGCTTCCACAACCGACAGCCCCGTGCCGTCGGCCTGATCGCGGCGACCGCCGCCACGAACTCCGCGTCGGTCACCGCCCCCGCTCCTGCACCTTCAACCACGCGTCGATGGCCCGCCGGATCTGCTCCGGCACGGGCACGCCGCTGCGCTGTTTCACCGCCGTCAGGCGCAGGAACTGTCCCGCCGCCAACTTCAAGCTGTAGGGCTTGTCGTTGTCGAGCGCCGCCTTCGGCATCTGCTTCATGGTCGTAAGTGTATGTGTAGAAAGGAGTAGTGTCAAGTCGCAAAATAGTGCTTGACGGCCACCGCTAGGTTCCGAGTAAGATGTGCAAGTCGTCGTTGATTTTGACGCCGACGCACTGGAGAACGACGATGAACCTGAAGCCGCTCGACCGCCTCACGAACCGCATCACCGAGAACTACCGCCTCGCCTCCGTCGTGGCCCTGCGCCGCAACGGTCGCACGCTCTCGATCACGACCTGCGACGACCACGCCGTCAGCGCCATCACGACCCTCGCGCACCGCGAAGGGCTGTCGGCCACGACCTTCGACCTCGCGCCGGATGCGCGCGGCTTCCACGTCATCGTCAAGTAGCTCGTCCACCTCACTCACTGGAGATCAGACCAATGGCACACAACATCGCGTCCATCAACGGCCAGTCGGCCATCGCTTACATCGGCAGCACCCCGTGGCACGGCCTCGGCACCCGCCTACGCGGCGACGTGCGCTACTCCATCGAGGCCAGCCTCGCGGCGGCGCACCTCGACTGGACCGTCGGCCTTGAGCCGCTCTACGACAACAGCGGCTCGCTCATCCCGCTCGGCCAGTTGGCCCGGCGCTCGTCCGACGGCGCGCAGTTGGCCGTCGTCGGCCCCTCCTATGTCGCGGTGCAGAACGCCGCCGCGATCTCCATCCTCCAGACCGCCATCGAGGAACTGGGCGCGACCATCGAGGTCATCGGCGCGCTGGGCCGGGGCGAGCGCCTCTGGGCGCTGGTGCGCCTCGCGGGCGCGACGGTCGATGTCACCGGCAACGGCGACAGCGTGCAGGGCTACGCGCTCCTGACGTGGTCGCACGACGGCAGCGGCGCGGTGAAGGTCATCGCGACCGGCACGCGCGCGGTCTGCCAGAACACTATCGCGCTGGCCCGCAGCGAGGCCCACGCGAACGTCGCGAGCATCCGCCACACCGCGTCGGCGGGCGACCGCGTCGAGCAGGCGCGCAAGCTCTTCACGGGCCTGACCAAGGCGCTCATCGCCACGGGCGAGAGCTTCAAGCAGTTGGCCGCGCGCGAACTGAACCAGCACGAAGTCATCGCCTACATCGAGTCGGTGTTCCCCGGCGAGATCGTCGGCGGCAAGCTGGTCGTCAACGACACGCTGGCGAAGCGCCGGGCGACGGTGTCGCGGCTGGTGTTCGAAGGCGTCGGCGTCGAGCAGGCGACGGCCCTGACCGGCGGCGCGCCGAACGCGTGGTCGGTCTACAACGCGGTCACCGAGTACTTCGACCACGTCCGTCCTGCCGAGGCGTCGAGCGTCTCGGGTCGCCAGCGCGCGAACGAGTCGGCCCTCTTCGGCGCGAACGCCGAGGTCAAGGTGCTCGCCCTCACGCAGGCCCGCCAGTTGGTGGCGGCGTAGCATCCACCCGCCGGGGGCTTCGGCCCCCGGCTTTCCCTCACTGGAGAACGACCGTGAACAGCTACCCGCTCATCCCGCGCCTCGTCGGCCAGCAGCCCGGCGAAACCGCCGAGAGCTTCGGCCTCCGCGCCTTCGCCTACCTCGTCACCGAGCGCGTCCCCGTCACCCTGCTCACGCCCGAGCAGCAGGCGGCGGCGCTCCACTTCAGCCTCGTCGCGGTGACCGCGCCCGACGTGGCCGACGCCGTCCGCGCCCGCTACCACGACGTGCGCCTGCAACTGGTCGCCGCCGCCAGCCGCCCCGTCGTCGTGGATGCCCCTCCGGCGGCTCCTGCGGCCCGTCAGGCGTCGAGCCTGCCCGGCGGCGACAAGGTGGCCCGCCCGGTGCCCCCGACCCGTCCTACGCCCCCCAGCGCCGCCGTGAGCGTCGTCTCGGGGAACCCGCTGCCTGACGCAGCGACCGTCGCGGCCCGGTTGGCCGCAGCCCGGCGGCTGTCGCTGCACCGGGGCATGACCAACGCCAACACCGATGGAGACGCACTGTGAGCACCCCCCTACGCGACCTGCTACCCCCGAACGAACTGGTCGCCAACGCGATCCTCGACACCATCAACCATCAGCGCCGCATCCTGATCGTGGGCACGAAGTCGGGCAACCTGCCGCAGTGGGTGGCCGACGACGCGCGCATCCTACTGTGGCCCTCGGACGGGCCGGAGATCGACAAAGCGCCGAACCTCAACGGGGCCATCGGCGTCGTGCTGTTCTTCAAGTGGATCGGCCATCGGCAACACAAGCGCATCTGCGACCTCGCGAAGGGCACGCAGACCTACGTCCACCAGCCGCTGCTCGGCACGGGCGAGGTGCGGCGGCTCCTGCAACCGCTCCATCCCGAGACACCGCAGCCGGAGGTGGTGACGCCCCCGGCTGGGCCGAAGTGGGAGGGGTCGCTGTTCGGCTTCGTGGAGGCGCACTACGAGCACGGCTCGGAGCGCGGCCACCAGACCCGCGAGGGCGAGCGCCTGCTGCGGCTGGCCTACAAGGCCGGGCTGACGACCACGCTGGCGTCGGTCACCAACACCGTCGGCACGGTCGCGCGCGGCATCGAGCGGGCGCGCGAAGACGAGCGCCTGCGCCAGACCCCGGTGCCGCCCGACGTGCCGGAGCTTCTCGCGAAGGTGCTCGACCCGGCCAACGTGCCGACCCTGACGGTCACGCCGGGGGCGCAGGCGGCGCTGGAGCGGGTCGCGGCGGCGCTGCCGACGGCCCCGGCCCAGACGCCCTCTGTGGCCGCGCTGGTGGCCCAAGGCGCGACGACCGAGGCGACGGTGGACGCCTCGCTCACCGAACTGCTGCGGATGCTGGACGACGCCGTGGCGGTCCTCGGGCTGGCCCGCGAGCAACTGGTCGGCCTGAGCGCCCAGAACGCCGCGCTGCGGGGCAGTCGGCAGGCGCTCCGCGACAAGCTGATGGCCGCTTTTGAAGGGATTTGAGGGGGGCTTGACAAGAACCTAGCGTTCGGCGACAATCATGGGGTGGTTCGGCGTTGGGCCGGGCCACCTCACTGGAGACAGACCGATGAACAGCCCGAAGCTCTCGACCCGCCGCCTCGAAAACGGCCACTACCTCGTCAACGACCGCTTCGACCTCCGCCGCCGGTCGAACGGCGCGGGTGGCCTCTACGACCACGGCACGACGTGGTTCTGGTCCGACCGTCAGGGCGTCATCAAGGGCAGCTACTACAGCACCAAGGCCGAGGCGCTCGACGCCCTCGGCGCACTCCTCGCGACCGCCGCGCCCAAGCCCCTCAACACCGTCTACGCCGTCAACCGTGAACTGAAGGCGCTCGGCGAGACGCCGCGCCTGCGCGCCGGGCGCGGCTACTACTACTTCGATGGCGACGCCATCGGCTGGCCCTCCAGCAGCGTCTACGTCTGCTACAGCGACGACCTGACGGTCGAGCAGTGGCTCGGCGAGTACCGCGACCTCAAGGCGACCGCCGTCGCATGGGGGCGCGCGTAATGGACCGCCAGACCGCCTCGACCCACCTCGCGAAGGTGTTCGCCTTCCTCGCCTGCGGCAAGCCCGCGCAGGCGCGCCCCCACGCCGCCGCGCTGATCGCGTGGCTGCAGAGCTTCTGATCCTCGACCACTGGAGACACGACCATGAACAAGACCGCTGAAGTCGCCGCCCTCGACGCGTTCATCGCGAAGCTCGGCCCGCACACCTACCTCGGCCCGTGGCTGGCCGACCAGCGCGACGCCATCGTCCGCGACATCGCGACGGACATCCTGCCGTCGCCGATGCTGCCGAGCACGGCCCACCGGGTGGCCGCGCAGATCGTCGCCGACGCGAAGGAGGCCGCGACCGTCATCACCGACCTCGCCCGCGACAAGGCCGACGTGCTGCGCCGCGAGACGGAGAAGGCGTGCGGCGAGCGCCGGGGCTACGTCGCCGCCATCATCGAACGCGCGGCCTCCGAGGCCGTCGGCGTCCTGAGCGGGAGGCGGGCGTAGGGCCGAAAAGCCCAAGGTTTGACGGGGGCTTGACAGCAACCTACCGCTGGGTGTCTAATCATTGGGTGGGGCGGCGCTGGGTCGCCCCGAGACACTGGAGACGACAATGACCATCACTGCGAAGTTCGCCGGAACCTGCACCATCTGCAAGTCAGCCATCACCCCCGGCCAGAGCATCATCTGGGCACGCGGCGCTGGCTCCAAGCACGCCAACCTGAGCGACTGCCAAGCCGCGCAGGCGCTCGCCGCCGTCGCGGTGGCAGCGTCTGCGGTCGCCCCGGCCCCGCGCCCGGTCGTCAGCCTGAGCGGGCTGGTGGCCTTCCTGAAGGCGGCGCGTGAGCGCGGCCTCAAGTTCCCCAAGACGCGCTTCGCGGCCCCCGGCAACGGCGAGCTTCTGCTCTCGCTGGCGGGCGACGACTCGCGCAACCCCGGCAGCGTCTACGTCAAGCTCAACGGCGAGTACGTGGGCAAGGTGACGCGCGAGGGCGCGGCCTACGGCGTGGACGCCCTGCTGCCGACGCTGCAGGCCATCGAGGCCGACCCGGCGGCGGCTGGTGCCGCCTACGGCGCGCTGACGGGCCGCTGCTCGTTCTGCGGCCTCGGCCTGACGGACGAGGGCAGCGTCGAGGTCGGCTACGGCCCGGTGTGCGCGAGCCGCTACGGCCTGCCGCACAAGGCCAAGGGCAGCGCCAAGGTCGTGCCGGTGGTCAACGTGGCCCCGGTCGCCGACAAGGTCGCCGCGTGGGTGAAGGTCGCCGAGGCCGCGTATGACGCGCAGCCCGGCTTCACGCCGCGCGAGGCGCGCCACGACGGGCGCGTGGTGGTGGAGCTTGCCGCCGACGACCGACTGTAGACGACGGACGACTGGGCGCGGGCATGGTGCTCGCGCCCCACTGGAGAGACGACGATGACCAAAGCACTCCGACCGGCAGGCGACTCAGGGCAAGACAACTTCGACCACCAGCTTGGGCAACTGCACAAGCTGCCGGAGGCGGCGCAGACCCGCCCGGCGACCGTGCGCTCGACCGACATCGTGTCGAGCGAGACGTTCATCATCCAGACCGTGCGGTTCGACAAGGGCGACTACCTCTTCGTGGAGCACGTCGCGAAGAACCGCACGACGCGGATCGTGTTCCCGCCGCACGTCACCGAGGTCATCGCCCGGCAGCGCGACGCCGTGGCCTACCTCGCGAAGCGCAAGCAGGGCCAGCGGCTGGCCGAGGCGCAGCAGGACGCGCCGACGCGCCCGAACCCGCTGCTCGACCCGAAGGTCCGCGAGAAGGCGCGGGTCGCGCGAGCGGCGAAGGCCGCAGCCCGACGTGCGCGGCGCGAGAAGCGCAGCAAGTAGTTCATCCGGGTGGGGGCTTCGGCCCCCGCCCTTCACTGGAGACACGACCATGCCGAAGAAGACGATCACGGGACGCACGCAGGAGCAGCTGGAGCGGATCGCGATCATCCGCGCGATCAACGACGAGGTCAGCGCCGGGCTGGAGATTCGCCACTACCGCTGGGAACGCGCCGTCGCCCACGCGCCCACGCAGGCGCTGCAGGCGGCGCTCACGCATCTGCAGGAGGCGCGGAAGATCATCCAGACCGTCAGCGGCGGCGCGACGGAAGGCGGTGGCAAGTGATCGCCACCATCCTCTTCGTCATCGGCTTCGGCATCCTCTGCGGCCTCTGCTGCGCGGGAGGGAACTGATCATGCGCGACCCCAAGAGCATCGCTCGCGTGAGCGGCTACAGCTACGCGCAGGAGTATCACCTCGACTGGGAGACGCGCACCGCGATGTTCTGCCAGCAGGTCTGCACCGAGGCGCACTCGCTGTCGATGCCGACGACGAGCGCGATGCGCCACGACCGCACGCTGACGCTGCTGGGCGACCCGCCCGTGCGCGGCGTGACCTTCACCATCGTCGGCCCCGTCGGCGCGCCGGAGCGACACGCGCTCGGCAGCGGCTGGGTGCAGAAGCAGGAGAACCCGACGTGAGGAACTACCCGACGTTGATGCACTACTACGACTTCAAGCGCCCCACCGCGCAGGGCGAGCGCGTCCTCTGCGGGCGCGACCTCGCCAGCGTGCGCTGGAAGTTCCCACCGGACGCTGCCAGCCTGACCACGTCGTCGGTCTGCCGAACGTGCGCCAAGCGGCATTGGAAACAGAAGAGGAACTAGCCCATGACCATCGACGTGACGATCCAGACCAACGGCACCGACTACCGGGAGCAGCGCACCACCGTGCGCCTGCCCCCGGAGGTGCATCAGGTCCGCTACAACCCCGCGACCTCGACGCGCACCGCCGAAGTGATCGGCGACCGGCGCAAGCTCGCCCGCACGCTGCGCGAGGCAGGCTACGTCGTGGAATGGGACGACCCGAACCCGGCGGTCGCGCTCGGCTCGCGCACCTCGCCCGCTCGCGCGGCGGCGTCGGCGCACAACGGCACGCTGTCGAAAGGACGCCCGCCGAGCACGGCGCTGATCTGTCCCGAGCCGCTGCTGACCTCGCTGCTGCGGCTCGACAAGGGCACGCTCGCCGACCTGCTCTTCATGCTGGCCGACGGCGATGGCGACGAGGTGCGCGTGGCGATGCGGGACACGGCAGCGGCGCGGCAGCGGCTGACGCCTGACGAGGTGACGCGATGACGAAGCCGACACCGGCTGACGTGTTCGCCGCGATCAACAGCGCACAAGCCGGGGTGCCCGTGCGCCCGGCCCCGCCGATACCGGAGGCGGCGCTGCGGCGCTGGCGACTCGACCTGCGCGCCCGGCACGAAACGCCCGCCGCGACCGGCGCACGGCTGGCGCGAGCCGCGCTTCAGAAGACCCTGCTGCGCGTGCTGCGACAGCGCGTGCGCGCCCTCACGCGCCGTCGGTAGTGTCGTCGCTCGGCGGTGTTGCGCCCATCAAGCGCAGCGCCGCCGCCAGCAGCGTGACCGGCACGCCAAACTCCCGCGACAGCTTCTTCATCCCCGCCCAGCCTTCGTTCGCCATCGTCTTGAGCAGGTATTCGTGGTTCTTGTCGAGCGAGAGCCGCCCGCCCGAGCGCCGCTTCAGTTCCGCGTCGATGCGGAGCTTGCGCTCGGCGAGGCCCGGCATCGCCACGTCGAACCCCAGCCCCGGCTTGATCCCCTCGGCCAGCGGCTCGATCTGTGGGTGATACCCCTGCCCGAACTCCGACCCGTGCAGGTTCCACTTGTTCGTGTCGTAGTAGCCCGACCAGACCTTCATCTCCAGCCCGCCCGGCTGGCCGTGCGCTTTGTTCACGTCCTTCGCCAGCTTCGCGAACGCCTTCGGGTCCATGCCGAGGTTCAGCAGCACCATCTCCTTGCCGGTGTAGCTCTGCGCGACCGTGTCGGCAGTGCCCCCGTGCGCGAGGATGCGCTGATGCGTGTCGAGCGTCTCGGCCCGCGTCGGCGGGCGTCCCAGCGTGATCACGGCGGTGGTGCGCGGCACGCCTGACCCGGCCTCCATCGCCTTGCCGCCCGCCGTGGCCGCTTGCCGGTTGAGCAGCGCCTGACTCGCGTCGGTCGCGCGCATGATCCGCAGCGACCCCTCATCGAGCGCGCGACTGCCCGCCGCGTCGAGCACGCTGCCGGTGACGACGGGCTGCTGCAGGCCGGGCGCGGTGTCGCCCTTGAACATCCCGACGCCCTCGACCACCTTGCCCGGCATCCCGCCGTAGCTCGCGAGGATCTGGTCGCGGCCCTGCGCGTCGTACTGCCCGCTGTCGGAGAGCGTGAGGTCGTGCAGGTCTTGCTTCAACTGCGCGGCGTCGGCGTAGTTCGGGTCGTGCAGTTCCTTCATGTGCCCGCCGCCGCGCTGCTTCGCCGGGACCGTCTCGCGGCTCATGTGGCCGTAGTTGCGCTCGATGGCGTCGGCGAAGTTCGGCACGATGTGCGCCTTCGCGATCTGCGCGGCGGTGGTGGGACGCCCGGTCTTTTCTGCCCGCGCCGCCAGTTCGGCCAACGCCACGCGCCGCTTCGCGCCGACCCACGCAGCGGCTTGCAGCCGCGACAGCGTCCACTCGCCCGCGTCTTTCGGGATGAGCGCCGCGAGCGCCGGGTCGCTCTTCGCAGCGGCGAGCGCCTTGTCGCTCATCCGGTCCATCCACTTGTGCTCTTCCGCCGTGAACCCGCGCCGCAGCGGCGTCCCGTCGGGGTTGATGTAGCCCCACGCCTCGCCCTGCCAGATGTCGTTGACCGGGCGCTCCGGCGTGTCGCCCGCCTTGAAGTCCCCACCCCGCGCAAGCGCGTCCCGAAACGGCCTGACCTTCAGCCCCGATGCGCCGCTGCCCACCTCGGAGAATACGTCGCCGATCTCGCGGCTCATGCGCGCCGGGAACCGCCCCGTCTCTATCGGCACGCCCGCTCGCGCCTGATTCACGCCCTTGAAGCCGAAGCCACCGTTGACGAGCACCTCGGTCGCCGGAGAGGTGAACGCGAGCGCCTCGGAGATCTGCCGCGCGAAGGCCGGGTCGTCGTTCGCGTGGAACATCACCGCGCGCCCGCCCTTCTCGTACCAGTCCCACCCGTCCTTCCCCTCCTTGACTAGCTGCATGTACTCCTTCAGCCGCGTGTTCTCATGCGAGCGCGAGGTCACGTCGAACGGCGCACCGGGCAGCGTCTTGGCGTCAGGGTCTTTCGAGCGGTGCAGGTCGCGCACGGTGCGGTCGGGGACGTACTCGCGCCCGGTGATCAGCGCCTGCATCTCGGCGGGCGCGATCTTGTCGCCCTTCGCCAGCCCCGCGCGGAGCGTGCCCACGACCTGCTGCGCCTCGGGCGAGAGATCGGCGGCACGCTTCGCCAGCATCCGGTCGGTCAGGTGCGCGGTCGGCTTGTGGTAACCGTCGAGCACCGGGAACGCCTGCGCGACCTCGTCCACGACCGAGGCTTTCGTCGCCGGGTCGAGCGTGTCGAGGTGCTCGGTGACCGCCTTGAGCCGCCCCGCAGCGGCCTCCTCGCGCAGCCCCTTCATCCCCTTGCCCGCCGCCATGCCGAGGCCGACCACGCCTGCACCCATACCCGCCGCGTTGAACACGGCGTTGCGCGTCTCGTCGTCGGGGATCAGACTCTTGGCGAGGTCGGTGTCCGCGAGCGCCGTGGACGCCAGCCCGATGGCCGGGCCGATGACCGCCGCCTTCCCCGCGCCCGCCAGCCCCTGCCCGACGCGGGTGGCGAACCCACCCGCCCGGCGGGCCGCAGGCGTCAGCGCCGCCGCCGCTTCCTCGGCAGCGCCCGCCACACCCCCGCCACGCAGCCCCAGCGCCCCTAGGGCGGTCTGGACGCCGCCGCCGATGACTTTGCCCGGTCGGCCCTCCTGCACGCCTTCTAGGCCCGTCTGGAGGCCCGCAGCGGCCATCGCCGCCGCCAGCCCCTTCCCGACCATCTCCGATGCCCCGGCGAGCTTCGTGCCCGCCGCCAGCGGGCGCAGCGCCTCGTCGCCGAGGAACGCGAGGTTGAGCGGCGAGGTCTGCTCGGCGATCAGGTTCGCCAGCTTCTGCAGATGCGGGTGCGTCGCGCCGAGGTCGGGCGCGTTCACCAGTTGCGTCTGCAGCCACTCCGGCAGGCGGCTCAGGCCCGCCGACGCGACCTGCGTGTTCGCGAGCTTGTCGTAGACGCGGCTCTCGGTCTGCGGGTCCAGCGGCGGCGCGGCCTCCTCGATGCTCTGGTCGATCTGATCCTGCTGCTGCAGCAGGCGCTGGTTGTGCTCGATGCCGGGGTCCACGCTGCCGCCAGCGCCGTAGACGGTGTCGGGGTTGGCCGACTCCAGCACGCCCGGCGTCACATCGCGCCCGTTGATGATGTTGTGGTGCTCGGCGTCGGCCTCGGTGGCGGTCAGGTCGGTGTGCCCGAGCGCGGACAGCCCGCCGTGGTTGAGCAGCGACAGTTCCAGCAGCGCCCGGCGCATCGCGGTCCCCAGCGCCGCGTTGGTGCCCTTCCGCAGGGCACTCGCCATCGCGAGCTTCGTCTTCGCCGACAGCAGGTTGTAGATCGGCGAGCGCATCACGCGCACCGTCACCGCCGCCGCTGCTGCGCCGCCCGCGCCGAGGCCGAGGCTTCCGACCAGCCCGTGGCCCGCTGCGTGCGCGGCATATTCGCCGCCGCCCACCCCGGCCAGCGTCGCCATCGAGCCGAACAGCCCGCCGCCCATGTGGCCGACGCGGCGCTCGGCGGTGCTCTCCGCCGCCTCGGAGAGGCGCTTCCAGAACGCAAGCTCGTTGCTCTGGTCGCGGACCTTAGTGCCCATCAGCGCGTCGCGCGTCGTCTCGACCTCGCCGCGTGCGGCCCGCATCGCGCCCTTCATCGACTCGTCGGCCATCGGGGAGAGGAACCCGCGCCCGTTCGCGCCCGAGACGATCTTGCCCCAGTCCTGCGCGAGGTTCCGCAGTTGCTGCGCGTTCATTTCCGGCCCGTACGATCGCACCGTCGCGGCGAGCTTCTCGATGCTGCTGCTGAACGCCGGGTCGGTCGAGACGAACTCGCCCGCCGCGTTGGTGTCGCCGAAGTTCATCCGCAGCTTGTCGATCCGTCGCGCGAGCGGCTCGGTCGCCATCCGCGTGCCGACGAGGTCGCCACTGATCACGTTGTCGATGTCGCCCATCGCTCGCGCGATGCCCTGCTCGGCGGTGCTCTGCGCCCCACGCGCGATGCCGCGCTGGATCAACTGGCCTTGGAACGCACGCGGGCTGGCCGTGCCGACCTGCGCCATCTCCGACCCGAGGCCGTTGGTCACCTCCTGCAGGCGGCTGGCCGCATCCTGCAGCACCGAGATATTCGTGTCCTTCGGGTTCAACGCGCCGCGCCCGGTGGCGAGCGACGCGCGGATCTCCTCCAGCGCCTGCTTCGACTCGGGCGCGAGGTTCACGACGGCCATGCCGTGCGCCTGCAGCAGGTTGTCGGCGGTTGAACGGATCTGATCGCGGATGCCCTTCAGCTTCGGCGCGATGTCGGGCTGCAGCCGCTGCGCGTACGCGGCGTCGAGCGAGACGCCGATGTTGTCGGCCTGCTGCTGCGCGTAGTCCACGATGCCCTGCAGCCCGCCGCCCTCGCGCCACGGCGCAGCCGCCGACAGCGGCACGTCGCGGATGATGTCCTGCGCGTTCTTGCCGACGAACTTCTTCCACGCCTCCTTGCCCGGCGCGATGACGCGCCCGAGGCTTTTCTCGGCGGCGCTCTCCAGAAACGGCGCAGCCCGCGACAGCACCGCCTCGCCGGAGCCGACCGCCGCGCCGCCGATGCCGCCTGCGACCGCGCCCGTCTCCGCGTCGTTGTCGAGCAGTTGCCCGTATAGCCCGCCCTTGCCGATGTTGGTGCCCGCCCAGTCCACGGTCTTCGCCAAGCCGGGCAGACCCTTGACCGCCGACGGCAGCGCCTCGGAGAGCGCAGGCAGGCCCGCCGCCTCGTCGCCCGCGACCATCGCCATGATGTCGGTGCCCGCCGCGCCAACGGACTGGCCGAAGTCACGCGGACTGAGAGCGCCGGTCTTCGTGAGCGCGTCGATCTTCGCGCCGATGCTCTCGGGGTCGTCGCCGCTGAGATACTGCTCGGCGTTGGGGTCGGGCGAGAACCGCGCGGCGAACCGCGTCGCGTTGAGCGGCACCTTCGCGGCGAGCGCGGGCACTTCCTTCGCCGCGCCGACGAGCAGGTTCAGCGGGTTCATCGGACGCGCGTACTTGTCGTACAACTGCGCCATCGTGCTGTCGGGGCCGTAGTTCGGATCCTCGGTCATCTTCGGCCCGGCCACCGACTCCAGCAGCCGGTCGAGCCACGACGCACTGGTGTCGTCCGCAGGCACGGTGACCGAGTCGGCCATCGACGGGATCCCGCTGGCCCGCACGTCCGACGGCCCCATGCCGCCGAAGCCGACGCTGATGTCGCCCTTCGCCATCTACAGTTCCTTCTTCACGTACTGCCCCGCCGCGTTCTTCCCGAGGATCTGGTATCGCTTGCCGTCGTTGGGATCGGTGATCACCATCCCCTTACCCTCGGGGTCCGTGACCACGCTCGACCCGGCCTGCGCGGGTGCCTTCCCCTGCGCGGCCTGCGCTCCGGGGATCAACGGACGCCCACCGCTCGCGCGAATCTGCGCGGGCGTGCCCGCAGGCGCAGCGGCCCCGCCCTCAAACGCCTGCACGCTGCCGGGGCGGAACATCTGCGTCTGCTTCTGCGCGGCCTCCTCGGCGGCGTCCTTCGCGTCGAGGTCGCGCTGCCACTTCGGGCGAATCGGATCGTGGGTGGACCCGACCCCCGGCAGCAGATAGGGCTGGGGCGGGATCTGCCGCGCTTCCAGTTGCGACTGGTAGCCGTCCATCAGCATCTCGGCCCCCGCCCGCGACGCCTCGTAGGACCGCTTGAGCACGTCGGCCATTTCCTGCCGCTGCTTCGGCAGCAGCGCCGTCCCGCTGAACAGTTGCGCCGCTATCGCCTGCGGGTTCGACACGCCCGCTCGCGCCAGTTCGATCCGCATACTTTCCTGATCGCCGACCCGCGCCGAGCCGGGATGCTTCGCGCGGATAAACTCCGCGATCAGCGTCTGGTCGGTGATGCCGTTCGGGTGCGGGTCGTTCATCGTCTGCAGGAACTGGTCGTAGAGGTTCCCCTGCGCCTGCGCCTGCACGAAGACCTTATTGCGCGACAGTTCGGCCATGCGGCTTCGCGCGAAGATGTCCTGCTGCGAGGTGATGCCGCCGCCCGCGTGCGCCTTCGCCAGCGCCTCTGCGGTCGTCGCGTCGAGGTAGCGGTTCGCCTTGCGTGCGTGCTCCAGTGCGAGCTTCTTCATCTCCTCCGACTGATCCTGCTCGGTGGCAACCTTGTTCCACTCGTCCTTGCGGATCTGCGACACCTCGGCGGTCAGCGGCTCGCGGCCCGTCCGCGCCCTGATGATCGCGATCTGATCCTGCACGTCGCTCTCGACCTTCTGCTCGATGGCCGAGGTCGTCGCGCCGCGCCCGGCAGACGGCGGCAACGCGTCGGCCAGTTCGCGCCACACCGACAGCGGCTTCGTCTCGCCGTCGATGCGGATCGCCATGTTGTCATCGAGCTTCGATTCATCGAACACCCGCCCGCTGTCCTTGGCCTGCTGGCGCATGGTGTCGATCACGGTCTTCAGCTTGCCCGCGAGGTAGTCCTTCCGCCGCGTGTCCGCGCCGACCTCGACGCCCTTCCACGCGTCCATCACGTTGACGCCCTGCTTGGCGTAGATCGCCTCCTGCGACTTCAGCCACGCGAGGCCGTCAGCCGGGTTCGCGAACGACTTCGCCTTCTCGGCGAGCGACGCGATGATCGACGTGTTGTGCTCCAGCCGCTGCTGCTCGTCCTGCCACAACTGGTGGTCCCGCGCGTAGCTCTGCTGCGCCTGCTGATACTTCCGCAGGCCGCGCTCCTTCAGGTCCGCGTTGTAGGCTTGGTTCCCCGCGTTCGCGCCCTGCAGCACCGCCGCTGCTGACTCCTTGCCGCCGGTCAGCCCGGCGATCAGCGCGGCGATGCCGGGCATGACGCCCTGCATGATGTTGCGCGTGCCGCTCGGGTGCAGCGTGCGTTCATCGAGCGGATCCGGGGGACGCGGCGGCGGTGTGTAGCCGGTGCTGACGGGCGTCACGCCCAGCGTGTATTGCCCCGCGTCCGCGTCGCCGCTGCCGGTCATCGCCGACGGTCCCGCGCCCAGCCCCAGCGACTGCTGCAGGTCAGGCCCGAGGCCCGCCGCCGCCGACCCCGCGTTGGGGCCGTCGTAGTTCGGCTCCTCGTCCATCGGCGCGGTGCCGCCCGCCCCGCCCGCGCTGATCGCCGACGCGATGGCGGCGAGCGGACTGGACGCGCCCGGCCCGGCAAGCTCCGACAGATCCGGCATCGCGGTCGGTTCCATCGAGGCCATGCCCGGCATCGCGTACGGCGACTGCGGCTGCAGGAGCGCCTGCAGCGGGTTCGGGTTGCCGAGCAGTTGCTGGAAGTTGTCCATCGGTCGCGCCTACGAGAAGACCTGACCCCAGTTGATGTTGTTCGCGACGCCCGCGCCGATCTGGCCCGCCGCGCCCCAGATGGCCGCGTTGCGCTGCGCGTTGGCCTGCGCCTGCGCGATCTGCTGCGCGTTCATCTGGCTGTACTGGCCGAAGAGCGACTGACTCGTCGGCCCGCCCGCCAGCGTCTGCTGCAGCGCCTGCATCCGCGCCTGCGTCAGCGCGTTCGGCAGCGCCGAGGTCTGCAGCAGGTCCGCGCCGCGCTGGTTGTCGTCCAGATACTGCTGCCGCCGCAGCGACGCCATCGTGGTCGCCGCGTTGAGGCCCAGCCCCTGCTGCCCTTGGATCGCCTGCAGCACGTTGCCGAGGATGCTCGCGCGGGTCGCCTGCCACTGGTTCGCCAGCGACGCGTTGCTCGTCAGTGCGCCCTGCTTCTCGGAGGTGTCGGCCAGCCCCGCCTGCTGCAGGTTGCCCGACATCCCGACCGCCGCGTCGCGCCGCCGGTTGCGCTCGTCGGTGACGTACTGCAGGAGCGCCTGCTGCTGCCCGGCTCGCGCCTTCTGGTAGCCCGCGCTCGTCTCCGCGCCGAGCGCCTGCGCGACGCCGCTCGATGGCGCGAGGCCACGCGACGCCATCTGCTGCGCGTTCTGCTTGTACGCGTCATCGCGCGAGAGCGCGAGCGAGTCGAAGAACCGCGCCTTCAGCGCCGCCTCGTCCGACGACGAGAACGGATCCTGATTCAGTTCCTTCATCCGGTTCTGCGTCGCCGTCGCGAACTGCGCGGTGTAGGGGTTGTCGAGCACCTTCGCTTGCGCGGCGCTGCCGCCCGCCGCGCCCGCGAGCGCCGCGAGGCCCGCGTTGAAGCGCGGGTCGGGCTGCAGGTAGCTGCCGAGCGTGCTGGTGATGTCACCGTAGCTGGGCGCGGCCTGATTCAACTGCGTCATCCGCTGGTTCCACGCGGTGTTGATCGGCTGCGAGGTCGGGTCGTCAAAGAAGTTCCCGAACGGACTGGTGTCCGGTTGGGCGCTGGCGCTGCTCGTTGACGGTGCGCCCCACCCCGCCATCGGCGACGGCGCGTAGCTCGGAGGCGTGTAGCTCGGCGACGACCCGCCGTACTGCGCGGGCGGGCCTCCGGGGTTGTAGTAGGGCGAAGGGGACGCCATCGAAACCTCCTACGTGAGATACGGCGGGCGCTGCACCGCCGCGTTCATCGCGCTCTGCGCGGCGGGCGCGCTGTTCTGCAGCCACTGCTGGTACTGCGGATCCCGCTTCATGTAGCTCGGGAGCATCCCGGCCTGCTGCGACAGCAGCAACTTCCGCAGCGGCGACTCTTCCTGCATCTGATCCTGCTGCTGCTGCAGGAGCGCCGTGAGCGCCTGATTCATGTCCATCGACCCGCCTCCACTCCCGCCCCGCGTCGCAGCATACAGCCCGGCGACCGCAGGCGCGACGACGGCGCCCGCCTTCATCACCTTCTTCGCCGCCGTCTGCGCGCCGGTCTTGGCTGCTTGTTTTGCCAACGTCTCCCCCACCGTGGTTGCCGTGCCCGCGCCCGCCGTGCCCGCTGCGGCAGTGCCCGCCCCAAACGTGCCCGCTGGCACGCCGATGGTCGGGGCCGCGCCGAACCCGGATCCGAAGACGAGATCGCCCGTCGCCCCGAGGCCCGTGCTGCCGCCCGCCGACGCCGCCGAGGGCAGGAGGACGCCTTCCGGGGTCATCGCCAGCCCGGTGCCTGCGCCGCCGAGGCCCGCTGCCGCGCCGCCTGCGGCGGTGCCGCCGCCCCACGCCCCACCGCTGCCCATCGCCACGGGTGCCCAGCCCGCAGGCAGCGCCGCGCTGCCGCTCCCCGCTGCCGCCGCGCCGCCCCCGCCTGCTGCGGCCCCACCATACGCGCCCGCCGCGAGCGCGCCAAGCGCGAGGCCACCAGCGGCGATGCCGAGGCCCGCGCCGCCGTAGGCCGCTGCGTTGTTGAGGCCCGTGTCGAACTTCTCGGCGAACGTCGTGTTGACGATGTTGCCCTGCGAGTCGTACTTCTTCCCCGGCGGGAGTTTGCCCCGGATAATGTTCCAGATCGGGCCAGAAGTGTCTTGGGTTGGCGCACGTCGCGTGTCGGGCGCTTGCATCGCGGCGATGAACTTCGCCCGGCCCTCCGGCGTCCCGCTGGGCGAGCGGTCGTAGATCGCCCCCAGTTCCTCGGACGACTGCGGCGCGACGTGTTGCGTGGCCGGGTCGATCCACCCGACACCCGGTGTGATGTTTCGGTTCGGCCCATACGCGATGATTGGCGTGCTGCTCGATATGGGATGCGACTGGCCCGAGTGCGGGTCGAACGCCGTCGCCCCGCCGGGCTGGTCCACCCAGACAATCTGCCCTTGCGAGTTGTAGCCGTAGGCCATCAGACCTCCAGCGCGACCATGAAGGGCGCGTTCGCGACCGACGACGCGAGGTAGATCCGGTTGTTGTCGGCGGCACGCGTCACGCGCAGCGGCACGATCTGCGCGCCGACGATTCTCACCGGGAGCACTTGGATCATGTTGTAGGGCACCGCCGCCAGCCCATGCACCATCGAGAACTCCGTGTTCGCGACCGACGCCGTCACGCCGTCGAAATAGTACAACTGCAGGTTCTCGGCGCGGCTCGATGGGTCCGGTCGCCCGAGCCGCAGGTTCGTGAGCACGTACTCAAACGCCAACTGCAGCGCCTTGCGCTGATCGGCGGGGAACCCCGCGAGCACCTGATTCACGTAGCTGGTCTGCGCCATCGCCTTTCACTGGATCTGAAACGCGAATGACCCGTTGACGCGCGGTGCGACGGCGAGCGTCCAGTTCGTGTTCGTCAGGGGCGTGCAATAGAAGTCGATCCGCGCGACGCCTCCGGTGATGACCACGATGCCGACTGCGCCGGTCGCCAAACTGGAGGCTTGCGTCTGGATCCACGCCGGGAGCACCAGTTGCTGCGCCCCGGTCCCGCCGGGCGTAATGGCGGCGGGCAGGGCCACCCGCAGCGCCGACGAGGCCGTGCCCCCCAGCACCGCGCCAGTGATGTCCATCTGCACGAAGGCCGTCTTCCCTGCAATGGCGTAGCGAAACAAAGCGACGTTGCCCGCGATCACCGGCCATGTCATCGAGCCGCTGCCGGTGTAGTCCGCCGCGTTGAACGGCACGTTGGTCCAGTCGCCCAGCGCCGCCGCCCGTCCGCGCTCGCGGATGCTGCCGTCGCTTTGCACTTGGAACAGCACGTTAAAGCTGCGCGGGTTCGGCCCGACGGGCGCGTTGTAAAAAACGAGGCGACCGGTCTGGGGCTGGAGTTGTAACAGCGCGGAGAGCGACGCCACGTCATCAGCCGTCCACACTCCACCGGGGTAGTCCGCGTTACTGGTGAGGTTGACGTTGCCGTTCACGTCGCTATTCAGCCGGACCTTCGAGAGTGCGCCGCCGCCTTGGTTGTCGTCCAGCACGAGCGTCGGGTTCGTGCCCACGATGCGCTGCGGGTTCGGCAGCGTGCCGCCGACCAGCGACGCCTCGATGGCCGCGATCTCGTCCTGCACCGCGTTCATGTGCTGCGCGAAGACGGTCTGCCCGTCGCTGCGGGCCGGGAAGACGACGGGGGCGGCAGGATAGCTCGCCATCAGTTGAACCCTCGCATTTGCGGCTCAGGCCGCACGCCTATGGCGTAGGTGAACCACTTGAACAGCCCGATGCCGACGTAGGTCGCGCGCAGCGTGATCGCGTTGCCCTCGGCGGTCAGCGGCAGCATCGACGTGAAGTACTTCCGTTGCCGCCCCGAGTAGCTGGCGACACCATACACTCCCAGCCCGTAGAGCGAGACGCCCGCGCCGGTCACGTCAATCGGCAGCACCGTGATCGACTGGTCGTCCACCATCACCTCGATGTTGAACGTGCCCGAGGTCGGACGGTACTCGCCGAACATCTCGATGAAGCGCGCCCAGCGCCGCGCGGCAGGCAGCAGCGCCGGGCCTTCGTAGTAGCACGTCATGTCCGCGCCGTCTTCGCCCGCGCCGGGGATCGACTCTTCCGCCAGTTCGCCCGAGGCCAGCTTCCACGACCAGAGCCGCCCCGAGTCGCCTGCGCTCGCCTCGCGCCCGTCCCACGGGAGGTAGCCGCCGATGGTGCGCGTCGTGCTCGTCCACGCCGACGTGCCCTCTGCGGCCTTCGTGCGCGAGAGGTCGAGCACCCACTCGCCCGGCACCGAGATGTCGTAGAGGCGCGGCACCGCGATCCGCACCTCCTTGCGCTGCGGGTGATACACGAGGGCGATCCGCTGAATGTCCGTCGGCGCGACGTGGGTCATCATGTCCTGCCACGCCGTCCAGATGTCGTCCGAGAGCAGCGAGTCGCTTGCGCCGTCGAAGAGGTAGACGCCGCCGTCGCTGCCGTGCAGCACGCCCGCTTCGATCTGGTAGACCGCGCGAGGCCCGACCGCCCCGGCCACCGCGCCCGCGCTGGGGCGCACTTCAAAGTCGAGCGAGGTCTGCCCGATGATCAGGTAGACCCCGGTGTTGCCGAAGACGATGAGCGTGTCGCCGAGCGCGATGAGCGCCGTGATCCGGTCGCCGCGTTCAAACGGGATGTCGAGGTAGTACAGGCCCGGCCACGCCTGCGGCAGGAAGATCTCCGAGAACCAGATCCGGTTCGTGATCGCCGCGTCGCGCGCCCACCAGCGGTTGCGCCAGACGACGCCGAAGCTGAACGCGCCCGGCACCGTGTTCTTCGTCGGCATCTCCACGCCGTCGGGGAAGAAGCTGCCGGGCGTCGAGATGTCGAGGAACGTCGTGGTGTTCGGGCTGGACCCCGCGCGGCGCAGCACCGACTCGCCCGCCGTCACGTTCCGGCAGTAGTAGTACTTCGTCGTGACCTGCGGGTCGGCGCTCCCGGCGATGTTCGCGTGGATCGTCAGGTTGCCCGCCGTCGGCGTGATCGTCGCGACCGGCGACGCGCTGCTTTCGAACGTGCCGTCGCTGTAGGTGACCGCCACCTCGTAGACGTTGCCCGCGACGAGCGACCCGCCTGCGAGCAGCGACAAGACCGGCGCGGCAGCAGGCGGCGTGATGCCCATCTGCGTCCACGTCGCGCCGTCGGTGCTCTTCTTCATCGCGCCGAGGCCGTCGAACAGCGCGACGAGGTTGCGGTCGTAGACGAAGTAGTGCTCGTTGACGGTCGAGCGCGCCGACAGCACCGCTGCGCCCCAGACGCCCGCGTCGGTCGGCTTGAAGACCTGCCCGTTGTAGCTGGCGAGCAGGAACGTGCCCGTGACCATGTAGATGCGCCGCCCGCCCTGCGGACGCAACGCCCCGAGGCTGGTCGTGCTGCGCGTCTGCCAGCCGGGGAACGGTTGCCACGCGCCGGGTTCTTGCAGCGAGACGTTGCGGAGGAAGCGGGCACGCTCCGGCTGGATCAACGTCGGCGAGTGCCGAAGATCGACACCCGCCGTCAGGTCGTTGATCGGGACAAGCTGATAGGGCTTCTCTCCGAGCGCGGTCGTTGCCATCGAGCCACCTTAGTACGGGCGACCCGAGTAGCCCGAGGGCGGGCCGTACGACCCGGCGGCGGCGACCGGCGCGTTGTTGTTGTACGTGCCCCCGCCCGGCGCGGCCTGCCCGGCGTGTGCCGCATACCAGTTCTGCTGCGCCTGCCAGTCCGTCCCGCCGTTGGGCAGGCGGAACGACGGCGGCGTCACGGGCTGCGGCCCCTGCGCCTGCGGCCCGGTGTAGACGTTGCCGTTTGGTCCCGCCGCGCCAATCGGCACGACGGTCGGCGCGGGCGGCGGTGGGGCTTGCGGCCCGACCTGCGCGATGGGCGAATTGAACCGCACGTCGCTGCTGCCCCGGTTGAAGTTCACGGGCGGCGCGACGGGCCGCGACACGGTGTGGTCGAGCAGCCCCCCGCCGGGGATGTTCGGGTTGATCGGCGGGATCTTCGACGCCAGCGCGGGCGGCAACTTCGGCACGCCCGGCAGCTTCGGCATCATGCCCGGCTTGCCGCCGCCGGGAATAAGCCCCTGCAGCCCTCCGCCGCCGCTGGGGAGCTTTCCGCCGGGCAACCACGGCGCAGCCCCGCCCCCGCCCGGTCGCCCGCCACCGCCCCCTGCAGGGGCCATCGGGGGCTTCCCGCCGCCGCCGCTGACGGTTTGTGCGCCGCCCGAGTCGCCGAAGCCGCCGCCGCCGAAGCCGCCGCCGTAGCGCGTGGCGCGGCCCTGCCCGGTGCCCTCGCCCTGCTTGCCGGTGGACGCGCCCGACATCATCGCGTTCAGGAGCGCCTGCGTGCGCGGCACGCCCGCCGCCTGCCGCACGACGCCGCCCGTGCGCCCCGACAGCAGGTCGCTCGACACGGCGTTGCCGCCCGAGTACGCGGGCAACTGCAGGTTCATCGTCTGCAGCGCCTGCTGGACCGGCGTGCGCCGACGCCGCAGGTTGGGGTCGGCGCTCTGCGCGGCTTGATCCGCAGGCGAGAACGACTGGCCGAGGTCAGGCATCGGAAGCTCCCTAGTAGTACGCGAACGACGGGTTGTTGGCGCGGCCACGACCGGCGGCGGTCTGCTCGGTCTGGTAGGTCTGCTGCTGCGTCTGCAGTTGCGCCAGTTGCTGCTGCATCGCCACGAACCTCGGATCCTTTGTGATGTCGAAGGTCTGCTGCGGCGCGGCCTGCTGCTGCGGCTGCGCGTAGCCCGCCGGGGGCTGCGGCGATGTCAGCATCTGCATCAACTGCGCGTAGGGATCCCCGCCCGCCCCTTGCGCGGGCGACTTCGCCTGCGGCGCACCGCCGCCCGCCTGCCCTGCGCCCCACCACCAGCCGCGCCCGCCCGCGCCTGCGCCCATCAGGATGTCGATGACGCCGACGCCGGGGATACTGATGTCGCCGTTGCCGACCTGCTGCGTGCCGGGATACGCGGCTTGGATCCGCTGCACCGCCGCGCCCATCTGGTCGGTGCGGCCCGGCAGGTTGCTCAGGATGCGCCCGACGACGTATTTGGGATCCTGATTGTTCAGGTCGTTCCACTTCGCGTTGTCCCAGCCCGGCATCGCGTAACGCGAGGCAGGCGCTTGCACGACCTGCGGCGACTGGTAGCCGTTCGTGTCGTGGTTCGGCGGCGGTGCGCCCATGCCGCCCGGCTGCTGCGACTGCTGCGGCCCCGGCTGGCCCGGCTGCTGCCCCGGCTGCTGCTGCACGTATCCGCCGCCCGACACCCACTGCTGCGAGCGCCAGTCGTAGTACTGCTGCTCGCCCGTGCGGATATTTCGGCGTGAGACGGACCCCGCCAACCCCCCGCTCGTCACGTCCCAGTCGCCCTGCCGCTCGGTGTGAATCATGTCGCCGCCGCCCTGATTCTGGGGCAGCAGCGGGTAGCCGGTCTGCGGCGGCGGGTTGCTCGGGTTCTGGTAGCCCTGCGGCTGCGAGTAGTAGTTCGTCATCGCCTGCTGGTCGGTCCCGCCACCGGGCAGGCGGAACGACGGCGGCGCTTGCTGCTGCGTCTGCTGCGGGTAGTTGTAGCCCTGCTGCTGCGGCGCGTTGTAGGTCGGGTAGCCCGTCGGCGCACGGTAGCCCTGCACTTGCTGCCCTTGCTGCTGCTTCTGCTGCCCGTACGTCGGCGCGGGGGTGCCGTAGGCACCCGCCTGAGCACCGCCACTACTGCCGTAGCTGCCCGACGGGTTGCCCGCCGAACTGTTCGTCATGTAGGGCGACAGCAGCTTCGACTGGTTGTCCTGCCGCTGCTGGGTCTGGTAGTTCTGCGCCGCGTCGTAGTAGGGAGGCATCGGCCTACTTCTTCACCGCCGCCACGGCCACGGCCTTCTTCCCGTTGCCGTTCTTCGCCGTCGCGACGGGCGCGTCGGGCACCTCGACCGGCGCGTTCTTGATCACGCGCACGACCTCGGTGTTGTCGTGGACCGCGCAGTGCGCGCCCTCGGCGTCGTAGGTCGCGGCGTCCATGATGATGCGGCACCCGCAGCCCATGATCGCTTCGCGCGTCTCGTAGGTCGCCTTCGGTTCGGCCTTCGGCTCGGGCTTCGGCTCGGCCATCTTCGGCGCTGCGTGTTCGGTCGTCATCGCTTGATCTCCTCGACCAGTGGGCCGGTCACGCCCGGCGCTCCGTGAAACCTCGGCGGCGGCGCGTTCACGCGCGACACCACCCAGCAGTCGTGCTCGACGCAGTGCGGCTCGGCGCTGCCCGACTCGCTCACGTCGAGCGACTGCTGACACCCGCACTTGAACGTCAGCGTGATCTTGCTCATCGCCGTGGGTCGTCCTGCACCGTGATGCCGCCGCGTGCCCGGCTCACCTCGCCGAGGTAGTCGCGCTGCATCAGCACGCGCTTGTGCGCCCCCGGCGGGCGCGTGCTCTTCGCCGTCCAGTCTTCCACGTACGCGCCAAACTTCGTCACCTGATTCTTCTCGGCGTCGGGATCCTTTCGCAGCCGCTCCAAGATCGCCGCCGCGAAATGCGCGATCCCCCAGTGGAACGGCTCGATGTCCGGTCGCCCGTCGAAGGGCACCTCGGTGTCGAGCACCATGTCGGCGGCGTTGGCCGCGATGGGCACGACCAGTTCCCACGTCTCGCTCGCCGGGATGTCCGGGATCGGCGTGAAGCGCAGGTTGTTGACGCCGTCCACCGGGTCGTGCGCGATGGCCTGCGGGAACCCCGTGGACGCCGTGTCGCGCCAGCCCGGCATCGCTTCATCGAGATACGCCGTCGAGCGCACGACGAGCGAGGTCACCGCCTTCGCGCCGGTCGCCGTCGTGATCTGCCGCACCCGCAGCGGCGGGCGACCGAACGCCACGAAGCGGTTCGCGCTCGCCGTGTCGAGGTTGTAGGTGGTCGTGCCCGAGACGACGGGGATGACGATCTCTTTCGACAGCGAGATCTTCCCGAGCCGCGCGAACTCCTTCACGGCGCGGTTGATCGCGGCCTTGCGTCGCACCGTCGTGAACAACTGGGTCGTGTCGTACGACCCCAGTTCGTGGTTGAGCGCCTCGCCGTAGAGGTCGGCGAACGTCATCGCCTACCGCCCGACGATGTAGACGCTGCCCGTGCCCCCGACGAGCGGCGTGGTGATGCGCGCCCGCACCGCCTTCACGGTGCCCGCGATCCGCACCGGCACCGCGACGCCGACGATGAAGGTGATCGCCGCGCCGATGGGCGTCCACGCGCCCGCGTAGGCGATGTCGTGGCTCTCCTCGATGATCACCGCGCCCGCGCTCACGCCTGCCGCGCCGACCGCGTAGAAGCAGAGGTTCGCGCAGCCCGCGACATCCACGCCGGGCGAGGTGGGCGATGCGCCCGCCGCCACGTCCTTCAGCAGCGGACGGTCGATCAGCGGCACCGTGAGGCCCATGACTAGAACGCTCCACCCGCCAGCGAGTAGATCGTGACCGTCGGCGTCGCGCCGGGGTTGTTGACGACGACCATGAAGGCCCGCGCGTTGTTCTGCGTGACCGTGATCGCGGCAGGCGACAGCGTGACGCCCGTGCCCGCGACCAGCGTGATCGCGAACGCCGCCGCGCTGCTGTTGCGGATGACGAACTCAAACGTGTGCCCGGCCACCGGAGGCCGTCCCATGACCGTCAGCGCGTCGATGATCTGCTGCGCCGTCGGCGTCACGTCCGAGCGCGCCGCGCCGTTGCAGTCGCGCAGGACGAGGCGCTGCAGCAGGTCGCTCGCGAGGAACGTGACGGGACCGGCGGTGTTGTAGCTGGGCAGGCCCGCCTGATCGAGTGGACGGAAGCAGTAGTCCACGATCTTCCTGCCCATTGCGAATAGCCCGGTGTGGTGCATGACCCGCTCCTCGTCTGAACTGCGTGATATTCTCTCCAGCGAAAATGCCGACGTGCTCTCGCTGTGGTGGCCTACGCGACCGGCCCGGCTGGTGCTCGACCTGCACTCGCGCTTATCTGCGCGACTACCGGAAGAGCTACGTGCGCGTGAAGCCGCGCCTCGTCCGTCCGTGGACCGACTGGCCCGCCCGCCAGCGTGCAGCGCACCATCGCAACAAGCGCACGCGCTATCGACAGCGGCTGGGTCGGTTACCCGCAGGCCCGTGCGAGGGCTGCGGTGCGACGGAGAACGTGCAGAACCATCACCACTGGGGCGACAACCACGACTGGTTCGTGCGCCTCTGTAAGGGGTGTCACGCGGCCCTGCACGTCACCTTGTTGCTAACCCCTTACGCTCCAGCAGTTCCGTAGATATTCTGCCAGAGAAAAGCGTCCCACGCCTGCCGGAAGCGGACCTTGTAGATCCGGTTGCCGGTGCGGGCGTCCTGCATCGCGGGCGCGGCGGTGATGCCGACGCGGTCCACGCAGACGAGGCCGTGCGTTTCCTTCGCGTCGGCGACGAGGTACCACGCGTCGGCGTCGGTGAGGTAGGGGTTGGTGAGGATGCGGATGTTCCGACGCCGCTTGATCGGGTTCACGTCGTTGTCCACCGAGCCGGGCAGCAGCGTGCTGTTCAGCAGGCGGTCAGCGAGCATTTCCAACTGGGGCGGCACGTAGAGGATCCAGTTCATCACGGGCGCGACCAACTGCCCGCTCTCCAGCTTCGTGTCCGTCTGCACGTCGATGATCGCCTGATTGAGCGAGTCGTAGCTCAGGTCGGCATCGGTCGCCGGGCGGTTGCGGGCCGTGCCGCCGCCCGCGAGCACATGGGCGGTATTGAACAGCGAGACGCCGTCGGGCGCAAGCTGCGTCGAGAAGCCGAGGTTGAACGGGATCGCCGCGTACTTCTCCTGCACGACGCGGGCGCTGAACGCCAGCCACGACGCCTGCCGCTGCAGCACGTCGAACTGGTCGTCTTCCATCGCCGTCTCGGTGACCTCAAAGCCGAGGCCGAACTCGACCGGGGTCACGTCCTTGCTGTAGCCGGGACGGATCAGGTCGAAGGCGTAGACGCTGCCCTCGGGCTTCTCGGGCACGTCGCCGAACGGCGTGACCGTCTGGAACCGCTCAAACTTGCGCGAGGAACTCTTGCGCGAGTAGATGTCGGTCCAGATCGGGGGAAGCTCCTTCAACTGCTTGCCGAGCAGCGCGTACACCGTCTTATCGACGTTGTCGTACAGCGCCGCAAAAGTTCCACGTACTTGCATGGCTGGCTCCTAGTGGGACTGATGAGCGCGACTACGACTGCTGCGGCGTCCGCACCGCGTTGAGGAACTTGAACGCGACCCGCCCGTTCACGTCGCCGACCGCGTCGATCAGTTCGGTGATGACGACGGCCTTGTTGGTCGTGTCCGCGATGTTCACGCGGAAGATGTCCTTGCCGCCCACGGCGTCGAGGACGAGGCCGAACTGCCCGCCGACCAGCGCCAGCGCGAGCACGCCCGTGTCCTGCACGCGGCCTTGGAACTCGCTGTTCTCGTCGGCGACGAGCACGCCGATCTTCCGGTCGGTGACGCCGCTGGCCGCTTCGGCGGCGATGCCGAGGATGGTCGCGACCGCAGCGGTTGCGCCCTTCACGGCCTTCCCGGCGGTGAGGATCACCACCGCGCCCGTCTTGAAGGTCTGCGCCGCCCCTTCAAGGAAATACATGATCCGCGTCTGACGCAGTTCGCGGAAGCCGTCACCGGCTCCGACCGTGAAAGTCACCATGAGAAAACCCTCGCCCTGAGAGTCCGCGCGGGGAGCGCAGACGAATGTCTTCGGGGTTGCGGGTTGGCCTCGACGCAGTCGCCAGCGGCCAACCGGGCCAGCGAGCAGCAGCACGCACTGCAGGTCACACCGTGTGCCCCGACGCGCGTGACATCGGGGAGGCGAAAACTAGCAGGGGCGAGAGTGCCCTGCGCGGTCGGAACCCACTGGAGTAAGTCCCTTGGCGCGAGAGCCGTCTGCCCCTGCCGGTCGGCGATGAGGTTACGGCTGCGTGGCCTCGACTGTCAAGGCCGGAGGTGTCCGTAGGTCGGGAGCGGCGCGCCGAGATACCCGAGGATGATCAGCACGCCGAGGATCACGACGACGACCCAGATCACAGTGCGGAGCGGGTCGGCGATGCCGAAGGCGGTCAGCAGCGCCTGCGAGGCCCAGACGAGCAGGCAGAACAGCAGCAGCGCAACGAGCAGGCCGATGATCGACATGGCGTCTCCTAGGGCTGGGGGTCTTCGTTTGCCGCCGCATCGAGCGGGTTCGCGTCGGGCGAGACGAGCCGGTCGCGCCCGACCTTGATCGAGCCGACCACCTCTCCGACGGCCTCGGTGTCCTCCGGGGACAACCCCCGCGCGACAGCGGCGGCGATGGCCGACTCTTTCAACGCACGGCCCGTCATCGTCCGCGCGTGCCGCTCATGCTGCTTCGCCTTGATGCGCCGGTAGAGCGCCATCGGCATCTTCATCAGGGCTTCCTTGCCGCCCTCGCTCCGGCGCACGAACTCGTCGGTCTTCGACGGGTTGCTGATCACGTCGGCGGTCTGCAGTTCGTCCCAGCGCACGGGCGCGTAGCCGAGCGACTGCTGCGCGATGTGGTGCCGGTTCGGCATCGCGAGGTTGATCCAGCGCAGGTACCACTTGCGCCGGATGCCACGCGGGTCTTCGTGCTCCTCCGGCTCGTCCTTCAGGCGGATCGGCAGCGCGTTGGGCAGGTTCGGATCCGTCAACCGCCGCCCGGCGACCTCGATGTTCGCGAAGTCCTTGAACGCCTCGACCAGATCGTCGTCGGCGACCTTGCGCTGCGACGCGACGGTTTCCTTCAGGCGCTGCTTCACGCCGCGCTGCAGCTTCTCGGTTTCGATCTCCAGCCGCGACTTCACTCGGGACATGGGCTACTCCAAGCGGTTCGGTGCGCCGGGCACGAAGTTCGCCAGCGACGCGTTGATCGTTTCGTCCTTCATGCCCGTCGAGCGCAGCCGCTCGCGGAACACGTCGTCCAGTTGCGCCGACGCCCTCGGCCTGCCGCCGGGCGCTTCGGTGAAGATCGGGGGCCGTGCGCCCATGCGCTGCAGCGGCATCCCGCGCGGCTGCTGCCCGCCCGTGCCGGTGGCCCGCGACTGGTTCGACTGCAACATCGTCTGCGTGCCGAGCGCCATCATCAGCACCGCCTGCTGCACTTCCGGGTTGTTGAGGTGCTCGGGCGGCGTCGCCTGCAGCCCCTGCCAGACGAGGTTCTTGTCGATGCCGAACTGCTCCGCGACGCCGAGCACGCGGTTGATCACCGGCTGCGCGGCCAGCGACAGCGTCTGCTGCTGCAGCGGCCCGAGCGCCTGCCGCAGCATCGTCTCGGTGCGCTTGCGGTCGCGGATGACGATCCGCGCGGCGGTCTTCAGGTCGGGCTGGCCCTGCGCGTCGTAGAGGCCCAGATCCTGCGCGACCTCGGTCGCTTCCTGCACCAGCGCCTGATCGTCGGCGCTCATCTCGCCGGGACGGCGCGGCAGCGGCTGGCCGGTCGTCGCGGCCTGCAGCAGTTCCATCCCGCCGGGCAGCGACATGACCTGCCGCAGCAGTTCCTGCGACTGCTGCAGGTTGTTCTCGACGGTCTGCCGCCGCTCGCGCTCGCGCACCAGATCGCCGACGACGCTGCGTCGGCCCTGCGGTTGCGGCTCTTCGCCCTCGGGCAGGTCGTCGTCGCCGGGCGCAGGCGGCTCCTCGGCGTCGTCGGGGTCGGCCAGCGGCTGCGTCAGGTCAGGCGGCGGCGGCTCGACTGGCGGCTGCGGGGCTTGCGGCAGGGTCTGTGCGGTCGCGGGCGGCATCCCGCCTGCGGCGTCTTCAAGGACTACGTCGGCCATCAGTCACTCTCCACGACGGCGTCGAGCGCCGCCTCCGGCACCAGCACGCACGGCCACTCGTCCACCGTCACCTCTTCAGCGGCGAAGCTGTCGAAGATGACGTGGTCGAAGAACTGCACGGCGGTCACCGCGTCTCCGGTTTTCAGCACCAGCCCGCGCCGGTCGCGGCCCTCGGTGTGCAACATGATCAGCCCGCCCCGGAAGCTCTCCGCGTGGCGGGGCGGCAGCGCGAGCAGGACGAGGTCGGGCCGCAGCGTCAGCGGCATCGACACGCTCGGGATGAGGTCAGTGCGCGTCTGCATCCCCACGGGACACCTCGACGTTGGCTCCGAGGCCGGGCGACGGCGCATCGCCCTGCTGCGTCGCGAGCTTGCGCTTCAGGTCCGCGAGCGTCTCACCCGGAAGGTTGATGAGCGCCCCTGCGGCCATCCGCGCGGCGGTCAGCGAGATCGTGCGGGCCGCGATGGCCTCGCTGGTCCCGCCCACGCGCACGACCTGCTCGACTTGCTCCACGAACGTGCGCTGGCCGTAGAGCTTGTTCGCCTCGACACAGAGCCACGCCCAGCCCGGCGAGACGAGCAGCGCCTCCAGATCGTTGGCCCGCTGCAGCACCGCATCAGGGTCGGCCACGACGGGCAGGCGGCGACGCGGCACTACTGCACCCCGCCCGGCGCGGACATCGCCAGCGACATCTGCGCCAGCAGGTCAGGCGGCACTTGCGGCATCTGCCCCATCCCCGGCACCACGTCGGGCTGGTCCGGGGGCGGCGGCGGCATCCCGCCCATCATCGGCGGCGGCGGTCCACCCGGCGGTGGCCCCTGCGGCGGCGCAGGAGGCCCGCCTTGCGGCGGCGGTCCCGGTGGCGGGGCACCCGGCCCTCCCGGCGGTGGGGGTGCCCCAGCGCCCGCTGGAGGCCCGCCGGGAGGCGGTGGAGCGCCGGGCTGGGCACCGGGCGGTCCCGGTGGCGGCTGCTGCGCGGCCATCTGCGCCTGCTGCTCGGTCTGCACTTGCCACTGCCGCAGCGAGCGCATCATCTGCCCCTTGTTCGGCGAGTCGTAGAGCGAGAGCGCCTGCTCAAACAGCGGGATGATCACGTCGGGGCTGGCGAAGACCTGCTGCAGCGTCGGGTTCATCTGCGCGAACCCGCCCATGACCTGCATGAACCCGTTGTAGTTGGACCGCTGCTTCGACTTGTCCGCGCTCTCGACGCTGCCGTGCGGCTTGCCGTGGAACGTCCCCGCGAGCGCCTGCCCGTCGATGCCGCCCTCGGCCATGTCGATGGAGCGGAACTGCAACTGCTGCATGAACCGCTCGCTCGGTTCCAGCGGCGCTTCGTCGGCGGCACGCCGCCACAGTTCGTGGCGGATCTTGAACAAGTCCTCCATCGTCTCCTGCAGGTTGCGGACCTGCTCTTCGATGCGGACGAAGCTCTGCTCGGTGACCATCTGCACTTCGCCGAGCGTGCGCGACTCTTGCGGCGCGCTGCCGAGCGTCACGTCGTTCAGCCCCGACAGCCGCTCGGCGGCGTCGATCACCGCCTGCTCGCGCCCCGCCATCGAGCCGGGCACGTCGGGCAGCGTCACCGGCTGCACGTCCTGCATATCCTGCACGGTGATGACCGCGCCGACGCCCCACGGCTCCTCGTCCATGTCCCAGCCGCTGTTCCGCAGGCGCTTGATCGGCGCGTTGTTGACGAGGTTGCTGCGGTCGGCGATGGCGTTGCGCGTGCCCATGTGCTCTTCGCCGATACTCGCGAGCTTATCGACGTGGCTGTCGCCGTAGACGTTGAGCGGGTTGGGCGCGGGACGGAACAGCAGGTAGCGCGGCATCCCCATGTCGTCCAGTTGCACGCGCAGGATCTGCCGGTGGATCGCGGAGAGCGTGATGATGTACCACTCCTCGCTGCCGTCGTTGTCGAGGTCGAGCAGGACGTGCAGTTCCCACAGTTCCTTTTCGATGGTCGTCTCACTCGACTGCGCGGCCACGTCGATGCCTGCGGCCTGCACGCTCTGCGGCAGTTCGCTGCGCGTACGATCGCTGGTGGCACTCAGCCCCTCGACGGCGTCCTTGTCGTAGAGGCCGCTCTTCGCGCGGCTCTTCAGTTCCTTCAGCCGCCGCCAGAACCGCTTGGCGTAGCACCACACCTCGCTGTCGTCCTGCGCGTGCGCCGGGAGGATCAGGAAGTCGCGCAGCGACACGTTGCGGTAGCTCGGGCCGCGCCGCACCGGCACGAACTCGTCCACGGGCGCAGTGACCGCGCCCGTCTCGTCGGGGTTCTCCGCGTCCATCACCGCGCCCTGCGCGTCGAGCGCGGGCGCGACGACGCCCCGGTCATCGGCCACGATCAGGTCGGGGTCGCCGTCCTGCGCCCCCGGCGTCGTCTCGGGCAGCAGTTGCCGCACCTTCCGGCGCTTGATCATGTCGGCCTTCTCGGAGCACTCCAGCACGCCCGTGCCCTCGATCAGCGCCAACTGCAGCGTGCGCTGCAACCAGCCCTGCAGCCGCTCCTCTTCCTGCTTCCACTGGTGGAACTCTTCGACCAGCGACGCGCGCGGCGCGGCTGCGCCCCACCCGTCCACGACCCACACCGGCTCGACAAAGATCGTCTTGCAGAACCGCGCCCGCATCGCATCGACCTTCTCCGCGATGATCCACGTCGAGAGGTCGGCGGCACCGGGGAACGGCAGGTCTTTCACGTTCCGCTTGCCCTGCTTGTAGAGCCAGTGCCAGTAGTCGAGGTCGCCGCCGGGGTTGATGATCGGCCCCCGCGCGGCAAGCGCCCGGTCGATCTCCTCGGCGAGCATCTGCACCAGTTCGGTCTTCTGCTCGGCGGTGAGCTTTACGTCGAACGGCGACTTGCCCAGCGTGGGCGGCGTCAGCTTGCGGCGGTTCGGACGCGGGTAGACGGTGGGCGGCGGGGCAGGCACGGGCTTACTTCTTCGACGGCTTGCTGACCTTGGGCTTGCGCGAGGGCTTGCGCGGCTGGTTGAGCGCGGGGAACGTGCCGGATGTTTGCATGGGTCGCTCCTTGACGTTGTGGCAGCGGGTAACAGTCGCCGACCGAGACGTGCAGCACGCCGGGCACCGCCGCCACCCGGTAGCCGTGCCCGCAGCGACGGCACTGCGCCCACGTCTGGTTGTCCGACATGGGCGCAGTGATCGGAGCCGTCAGGTCGCGCCGGTTGACGGGGCGCACGACGCCGTGGGAAGCCTCCTACTTGTCATCGAGACGGCTCACCTCGACCGCGAACCACGCGGTGTCGGCGTAAATCAGGATGTCGTCGCCCGCCTCATTCCTGAAGACGAGCGACCCGTTATGGACGAGCACTTCGTGCGCGGTGACATCGCGCTCTTTGCCGTCGCTGAGAACGACGTGGTAGACGCGCATCGCCGTCAGAGCGGATTGATCTCGGGCGTCTCGCCCTCGACCGGCGGCGTCGGCAGCGTGTTGTCAGGCCGCGCGTCGCTGGGCTTGTAGGCCCAGACCCAGCCCACGCCGGGCACGAACGCGTAGACCCAGCCACCGTCTGGATTCTGCGACGGCAGGTTCACTGGGTGGCCGGGCTGCGCGGGCGGCGTCGGCAGCGTGTTGTCGGGATACGGGAACCCCGGTCCCCAGATGCCCAGCGGCGGCTGCGGGATGCCGGGCGGCAGCACGATGGGGTGCGACGGGAACGGCGGCAAGCCCTGCGACGGATACGGCGGCTGACCCGGCAGGCTGTTGTCGGGGAACGGCGGCAACCCCTGCGACGGGTACGGGGGCCGATAGATCGGGTGCGACGGATACACGGGCGGCTGAGTGCCCGGTCCCCCCGGCCCGCCCGCCCACGGCGGTTTCGGCTGTGGCGAGGGCAGCGTGTTGTCGGGATACGGTGCCTCGCCGAGGAACGTGATGAGCGCAACGACTGATCGCATGGGTTCGGTGCTCCAGTTTGAGGGACGAGTTACTTGCGTTCGGCCTTCTCTTCGGCCTTGCTCTGCTTGCCCTTCGGCTCGGCCCGCTCTTCAGCGGCTTCACGCTTCGCGGCGCTCTTCGACGGGGCGGAACTCTTCGCCATGATGATGACCTCGCAGGCGGCGCTCACGATAGCACGACTCAGCGGCGGCGACTATTCGACCCGCCCCAGCGCCCACCCACACGGTGCGCCACTTTCACATCCGCCGGGTCGCGGTCCTGCTGCATCTGCCGCTGCGCCCGCTGCTGCTCCTTGTCGGCGTCCACCTTCGTCGGCTGCGCCGGGCCGTAGGCCAGCACGATGTACTCGACCGCGTTCATCGCGTGGTCGTAGAACCCGTCCTTGAACGCGCGGCGCGTGTTCGGCGACACCGAGTGCGCGATCTTCCGCGCGTCCCAGATGTAGCCCGCCTCCAGCGCGTCGATGAAGTGCGTGCTCTCGATGACGCCCTCCGGCGCGACGACGAGCCAGCGGTCGGGGTCCACCGTGAACGCCGCGCCCTGCCGCGTCAGCCGCTTCATGTAGCCCGCGAGGTGCTGGATGCAGCGGTCCCGCGCGTCGGGATGGTTCGCCCCGCCGATGGTGTAGAGCATCACGCCATACTCGCGCAGCACGTCGGCGGCGCTGACCCGGGTGCCCTGCGAATTGTTCTGGTCGCCCGCCGGGTCGCCCGTGCTCCACACCTCGCACGGCAGCTTCCGCTCGCCATCGACATCCGGCGTCCCGCCGAACCAGAGCGCCCGCTGCGCCACCGCCATCGGCGCGAAGTCCTCGATGAACTGGTCCGTGCCGAGGATGCCGCCGAGCACCCGCAGTTCGCCCCACGGCAGGATCTGCGCCCACACCACCGCCGGGTGCGAGTGCCCGAAGTCCCACCCCTCCAGCAGCGGCACGTTGCCGTTCAGGCGCAGCCGCTGCGCGTGGATCCGCGCGTTGAAGCAGCCCGCATACACCGGCTTGCCCACGATGCTCAGGCCGCGCTTGCCCTCGATGAAGCGCCGCCGCAGCGCGTGCCCCTCGGGATACGCCTCCTCCAGCTTCGCGATGTAGTCGTCGCCGAGGTTGTGCCGGTTGTCGTAGACGCTGGTCCGCAGGTAGAGGTAGCCCGCCTTGCCGTTGCGCTCGGGGAAGTCCTGCGCGATCCAGTGCGTCAGCCCCGGCGGGTTCGGCGTGAGCAGCACCTGATGCGGGTAGCCCGGCTGCGACAGCCGCGCGGGCACGTAGTGCCGATACACGTCCTCGGGCACCTCCTCGGGCTGGTCGATGCCGAGAAACGCCAGCGTCAGGCCCGCCAGCTTGCCGTAGCGGCTCGTCTCCTCGGCGCTCTTCAGCGCCCGCAGGTAGACCCGCGACCCGGTCCCGAGGATCTCGTCGTACTCCTCGTCGCCGTGCCACTGCAGCCGGATGCCGTGCGTCGCGCACCAGTCACGCCAGCGCGGCTTCAGTTGCGCGTCGAGCGCGTCCTGCGTCCACCGGCAGAGCGCGCCGTGGATGCCGTGGTAGTCCACGCAGTAGGCCGCGCTCTTCGCCACCAGCGGCGTCGTCTTCCCGGCGCGGACGGCTCCCTCCAAGTCCACGTAGGGCCAC